TTCATAACAATTACAGCGCCTCAAATCAGGGTGAAAAAGAAGAAGTGGTGCCGGAAGAAAAACAACCAGCAGCAGAGCCGGAGGCTGTCACCAGAAACGCAGACGGGACTTTCGACGTTTCAGCGCTGTTCAGTGCCCCCTCAAATCAGACCAAAAAAACGGAAGCCAGAACAGAAAGAGATGGAGAGATGCGGAAAGAAAGCAACCAGCGGGAAACGGCTGGTGATGCAGTGCAGGAAATTACAGCAGACGGTGGATCAGGTACTGGCGGTGATGAAGCTGGCGAAGCGGCAGATTCCATAGAAAACGGAAATATCACTGTACCTGATGATATACAGCCAGGCATTTACTATGACATCCCTAACGAGGCGTATCACGCTGGCCCGGGCGTCAGTAAATCACAGCTTGATGATATCGCAGACACACCAGCAATTTATCTGTGGCGTAAAAATGCCCCCGTGGACACGGAGAAAACAAAGACTCTCGATACAGGAACGGCTTTTCACTGCCGGGTACTGGAACCAGAGGAATTCAGTAAACGCTTCATCATCGCACCGGAGTTTAACCGCCGTACCAGTGCAGGAAAAGAAGAAGAGAAAACCTTTCTGGAAGAGTGCGCCCGGACAGGAAGAACCGTGCTTACGGCAGAAGAAGGCCGGAAAATCGAACTTATGTACCAGAGTGTGATGGCGTTACCGCTGGGGCAGTGGCTGGTTGAAAGCGCCGGATATGCTGAATCATCAGTCTACTGGGAAGATCCGGAAACAGGAATTTTGTGTCGGTGCCGTCCGGACAAAATCATCCCTGAATTTCACTGGATCATGGATGTGAAAACCACTGCTGATATCCAGCGGTTCAGGACAGCTTATTACGATTATCGCTACCACGTACAGGACGCTTTCTACAGCGACGGTTATCGGGCGCAGTTCGGTGAGATACCCATCTTCGTCTTCCTTGTTGCCAGTACAACCGCCGAATGTGGGAGTTACCCGGTTGAGATTTTCATGATGGGTGAAGACGCAAAACTGGCAGGTCAGCGGGAATATCGTCGCAATCTGCAAACCCTGGCCGAATGCCTTAATAACGATGAATGGCCTGCCATTAAAACTTTATCACTGCCCCGCTGGGCGAAGGAGAATGCAAATGCCTAAACAGCCACCTATTGCAAAAGCCGACCTGCAAAAAACACAGGGAGCACGCACCCCGACGGCAGTGAAAAATAACAACGATGTGATCAGCTTTATCAACCAGCCTTCCATGAAAGAACAACTGGCGGCGGCCCTGCCCCGCCACATGACAGCGGAACGCATGATCCGGATAGCCACAACGGAAATCCGAAAAGTTCCGGCGCTGGGTGACTGTGACACCATGAGTTTTGTCAGCGCCATCGTTCAGTGTTCCCAGCTTGGGCTGGAGCCCGGCGGCGCGCTCGGTCATGCCTACCTGCTGCCGTTCGGAAACAAAAACGAAAAGTCAGGCAAAAAAAACGTTCAGTTAATTATTGGCTACCGGGGAATGATCGACCTTGCCCGCCGTTCCGGACAGATTGCCAGCCTTTCCGCGCGCGTCGTCCGCGAAGGTGACGACTTCAGCTTCGAGTTTGGTCTGGAAGAGAAGCTGGTACACCGTCCGGGTGAGAACGAAGATGCACCGGTTACTCATGTCTATGCCGTTGCCCGCCTTAAAGATGGCGGCACACAGTTTGAGGTAATGACCCGTAAACAGATAGAGCTGGTCCGGGCACAGAGCAAAGCCGGTAACAACGGCCCGTGGGTTACTCACTGGGAGGAAATGGCAAAAAAAACCGCCATACGCCGCCTGTTCAAATACCTGCCTGTATCCATTGAGATCCAGCGCGCGGTATCAATGGACGAAAAGGAGACGCTGACTATCGATCCGGCTGATGCGTCTGTCATCACAGGTGAGTACAGCGTCGTCGAAAACGCTGGCGTGGAAGAGAACGTGACCGCATAACGGCGGCTGGCGGTCGCTGACCGACTGAAATGAAGGTGCTTTATTAATGTACAAATATAGAATAACCGCCATCGTCAAAAAGCCGGGTAATTCCCCGACAAACTGGGTTCGTTTTTCTGACAAAAAAAATGAATAAAGCCGAGTGTGAAAAAATGCTGTCCGGCAGAACTGAAGCCGGAAAATCACGCGAAGAGAAAGTCACGCTGGAAGAGTTTAAATGTATTAAGGAATAAAGATCGCCTGCTGAATAATTAATTAACCGTAAAAATGCTTTTAAACACCGCTCACGCGGCGGGATTCGTACAGCCTGAATGAGGGAGGTAATTGCAGCATGAAGAAGCCTGTCTGTATGTTCTGCGGAGCCCCGGCCACCCTGCTTTGTGACGGGATCATCGGCTGGGATGCCGATGAGGACAAACACGGGTACATAACAAAATGTCGTGGCATGTTCACCTGCGACGCGCCCGTGTGCCGGGACTGCGCTACATGGCATGGCAACATCTTCATCGATGGGAAGATCCGGATGATTGATACACGCGACCTTTGCCCCCTATGCCAGAAGTTACACGAAGCCGGCGAATCCATACGCGTTGCAGAGCACCGGAAAAACTCCGCCCTGCCGCAACCCTGCCTGACTGAAGAGCAGGCTGACAGGATACGCGCCGCGCATTGGGCAGGATTTACAGGACGGCGCGCCGGAGATGTAAAAGTTTTACCGGGCGGCGGTCAGCAGTCCTTCAAATTTTAACCTGATCATTGATGTTCAACCCCGACCGACCGCCACACCGTATAGTGGGCGGCGGTCATGAAGCAAAGAGACATGACTATGAGCTTTGTGAGACTTGAAACCTGGGGTGAATTAAATTATCCCGATGATCCACCACCTCTCACAACATTAAGACGATGGGCGCGAAACGGAAATATTTACCCGACTCCAGTATTACATGGCAGGACGTATCGGGTTAATCCGGACGCGTTTTATATCAAGCCGAATAAAGTGGGACTGGTGCTTGAACAACACCATCCTAACGGGCGAACTGGTAAAAAAAGTGCGTTGCTGGAGCGGTTAATAAATGAGTCAAAAAAAGTATGATGCCAATCTACCTAAAAATCTAACATATCGTAAAAATGATAGGGCATTTTACTGGCGAAACCCGGTTACCAAAAAAGAAATTGCCCTAGGCCAAATTGCTCGCCGTGATGCCGTGGCACAGGCAATTGAAGCAAATAATTATATTTACCAGAACTACACCCCTGCCGCCCTGATAGAAAAGTTAAAGGGGAGCGATACGTTTACCGTTTCAATGTGGATAGACCGCTATGACGTGTTACTAAAACGACGAGATTTAGCGGCCAACACATACAAAATTCGCGGCAATCAGTTAGCGACCGTGCGCGAAAAAATGGGGGAAATGATACTGGCAGAGGTGACCACGCGGCATATTGCTGAGTTTCTGGAGTCATGGATCGCGGAAGGTAAAAACACGATGGCGGGGGCGATGAGGTCTGTACTATCTGACATGTTTCGTGAGGCAATTGTGGAAGGAAGAATAACAACGAATCCGGTTGAGCCAACCCGAGCACCTGAAATTAAGGTTGCCAGGGAACGCCTGCAACTGGAAACATATAACGCCACGCGGACGGCGGCAGAACATCTGCCTGTGTGGTTTCCTCTTGCGATGGATCTCGCGCTGGTTACTGGTCAACGCCGTGAGGATATAGCTAACATGAAGTTTAGTGATATCGTTGATGGTCGCCTACACGTAACCCAGATAAAGACAGGAATGAAGATAGCATTCCCCCTATCCCTGACCCTTGAGGCGCCAGGGTTACGTCTGGGAACGGTTATCGATCGCTGCCGGCTGGTAAGCAGAACCGATTTCATGATCAGTGCCGGAATCAGGAAAAATAGCCCGACCGGGAATATTCACCCGGATGGGCTGACAAAGAAATTTGTAAAAGCCAGAAAAATTTCAGGCGTTAAATTTAGTGATAACCCACCGACATTTCACGAGATCCGTAGCCTGGCTGGTCGGCTGTACAAAGACGAACGCGGCGAGGAATTCGCTCAAAAACTACTGGGCCACACCTCAGAGAACACCACGAAACTCTATCTCGATGAACGCGATAATAAAGCTTACGTGATGCTCTGATTTTGTTGTAAAAGAAATGTTAAACTGGATTTGGATGTGATATAACCAAAAAGACCGGAATACAGAAATTCGAGGAAATTTCGAGGAATTTCGAGGGGAAACACATAACCCATTGATTTATAATCTAAATAAAAAGAGACCGAATACGATTCCTGTTTACGGCAAGCATTGTTCTTTCTCTTTAAATTCATAAGGTTACATAGTAATTAAGTGATTTTAACGATTAGAATACGTTATTTTTAATTCTAATAGATTCAATTAGTTATCAATTTTTACGTTTTAATTCGGACGTATTTCGGGCCATTTTGCGTATAAATCCCCCGACCAAACAAACTCACTGCCCAATACATCACTCGACCTCTTCCACTGGTAGCCTCCCGATGCCAAATGCCCATGTAGACGAAGGCTTTATAGTGATGCCAACAAAAGCGATCACGAAAAGTTGAACAGATGCCTAGTTTCAGATTAAACACATTGATTAGTCATTCTTAACCAGTAGAATCCGCCGTGACTGGCAACCATTCAATATTCGCACTATCGAACGATCGCCAGTTTGCCGCAGTCCATTCCTGCATATGACGTGGCTGCGGCACTCCATTACACAGGACTCTAGGCTGTGTCCTTAACTTAACAACCGCCTTAAAAATAACCTGACGGCAGCCAGTTTAAGCATACTCAGATAGTTTCTTGCCGTCTTTTCTGAGAGTGTAGCGATACGACGGTTTTCTTTTAGTATCGCAAAACAACGTTCCACGACATTGCGCTTTTTATACAACTGGCGGTTAAGTTTTCGGCGTTTGTCCTAGCTGGCTTTTTCATTCGATTTGAAAGGAATGACTGCTACTATCCCTTTAATTCTCAAATGATGACGAAGGTTATGACTTGAATAGCCCTTATCCGCTAATACGGCTTTTGGCCGGGATTTTAGACACCCGCTATTCCGGATAACTCCGACCCGATTGAGTAGTACTTTTGCATATTGACTCTCTTGGGCTTGTCCGCCGCTTAGGCAAAAACTCAATGGTAATCCTGTTCCATCTGTCGCCAGATGGATCTTGGTGCCAAATCCGCCCCGAAAGCGACTCAACCCATGATCGTCGAGGTCATCGGGATATTTTTTTCGCACCGGCCGCCGCTTTCAGGGCGCGAATGTTACTGCCATCAAGAGCAATGACATCCCAATCCACTAACTCTTGCTCATCCAAAATTTGGAGCAATCTATTGAAAATATTGTTTATCACCCCTGCTTTAGACCACCGGTTAAATCGATTGTAAATGGTTTTCCAGTGACCATAACGTTCGGGCAAATCTCTCCAATGGGCGCCTGAACACAGCACCCAAAATATGCCATTCATCACGTGTCTGTGTGAAAAGTAAGGACGGCCACCTTTAGATGCGCTTCTTTCAGGTGGCAGCAGAGGAGAAATCAGTGCCCATGCATCGTCAGGAAAATCGTAACGAGCCAAATTAGAATACTTCTCGTGGTTAAAAACATGCGTTAGTACAAAAAATAGTTACGAGACACACCATAGTCAAACTATCCGGATCGCGCATCGTTAACGATGTAATTGATCACTCCAAATACAGATGGCCTAGAACTAAGGATTCAGTGTTGAATCAATGATGACAATACACTGTCCAGAATGCCATCGCGTACATGCGAGCACTATGCCCGTATAGATAACATCGGCGACGGGTAGTAAAGTATCGGGGTCTGGTAGACCGAGCTGATGCAACGAAGCCAGCCTGGCCAGTAACCTGTAATTTGTTGAGAGGGCAGACCTGCGCACCATGAGCAAGATAGTTTTCTAAAACCGTGAAGTTTTAATGGAATATGTCTTAATATGCACAAAGGGATATTGCTTTTGATAGATAAACTCCTTCAATATAGAAGTGCATTTATAGAAATGATTATTTAAAGGAGTAGTAAAGTATGTTCTTAACCTTTCCTGATGTGGCAATAACCCCAAATAACAGGATAGACAAATTATCTGAAAATGATTTAAATCTCATTCGTGACACAGCTATACAGAATGGCGGAAGAAAAGTACAGGTACAAATACGTGATTTATTATATGAAGTAAGTAATCGTCCTGTCGAAGGTGATACTAATATATTCACAGTTAGCTCATTACGAACCGTATCCAGGGAGCGCAGTATTGAATTGACAGGAAACGCCACAAGGTTAGAAAGGCAATTAAATAATGAACTAAACATTTCGCATGGAAATTTTTCAAATATGTCGACCACATCATTTTCAAATAGCAGGCAGGAGTTAGTTTCTCAAAATGCACCAAGGACACCTGCTATTTTTGATACATCTAATAGACAACAATTAGTGGATAAGATTGATTTATGCAGTTTCTCACCAAATGTTGATGAATTTTCATGTTCGGAAGACGATTTAACATGTCCTGTAATGTTAGCTGTTCCTGAAAAAGGCGTTTTTGTAAAAACTGGCCCAGAGTCAGATATATGCCAATTATTTGATGAAATAGCACTTATCCAACTTATTATTGACGGTGCCGTACATCCTGTTAGTAGGACTCCGCTATCAGCAGACATGATAATAAATAAAAATGAATGTTATTTTGATACGACCAAAGGTAATTTTGTAATTCCATAATTTAAATATTACCTTATTAACATCATTAGCCTTAAAAATAAAGTATGCAATTAACATCTTTATAGATGGAGCAGTTCTGCTGGAGTTAGGGACATATACTACCCCTAACTCCAGACTATATACCAGCTTTACTTAGCATAATATTTTTTGGCCCCCATCTGTTTAGCAAGGGTGTGTATAAAAACAAGATTAATTCATATCACAATAGATAAGCATCTGCATTTATCTCTAAACTGTTTTTTCTGGCCAGCCACATTTTGCGCCATCCGCACACGTTTATTCGATCATGCGTTGAAAACCTGCAGAAAAGAAAAATATCGATGCTTATTGTTTTTTCTTTAAGTAAATTTTCGCTCAACAAATTTAATTGTTTATTCAATGACGATGAAGCGTGAACTATGCTGGAAATGAAGGAAATCAATAGTAAGGACAATCTGAATATTCACGGGTGACATTATGAGACATCGTATATTTTTTCCATTGCTTCTGGTGTTGTCGGCTACAGCCGTTTCGGCATCGGCGATGGCTGCCAGTGATTCAAACCCCTCACCAGATAATACAAAACACTCCTCCAGTGGTTGGCCGCCAATGCCTGCTCCATATATTCGCCCACCATGGTGTGACAACTGGCCACCAGATATTCTTAAGCCACCGGAGTGGTGTCAGATTTGTGGTTGTTAATTTTTACAGAAAACTATAACAACCATATAGGACTGATAGTATATCTGATCCTTATTTTCATCAGTTCCTGATGAACTGAATATTACGTCAGGCTGGCGTGTTTTTATTAACGTCAGCCTGATTTTTCACAACATCATATGACTAGCTTACAGGCACATCAGGCCAGTCAGGATTTGAGGTGTCAACACGGTTTACCAGTACCCTATACTTTTTCCACTCGGCGAGCTGGCTTTTCTCTTCATCTGTTGCGATTCCAAGATCAACAGCATCCTGTAACGGCGCGATTTTTTCAGATGCCATTTGCAGGAGCCTGTTTTTGGTTTCTTCCGCCTGACGAAGCTGCGCTGCTTTTTCAGCCGCTTCGTCTTTTACCCACGTCTTACCATCCCATTTCTGGTATTCATCGTCTGGTGAAACTGATGTGACATCTTCAGGTAGCGGGCCGGGAGCGGAGATATAAATCTGATTGCCGGTTGTTGTGTCGTAAACCGTCTCGCCGCGGTGATCCTCCTGCAGACTCCATGTTTGGGTTTCAGCGTCAAATACAGCAATATGACTGGAGGGAATATCAGGAGGGGCGATATCAGTACAGTTTGCCGGTAATCCAGTGTGCGGCGGGATATATGCATCACCTGCGCCAATAAATTCGTTTGTATCTGAACGAAGATTAAAAATTTTAATTGTCTGCGCCTGTTCGCTCATTTTAAAAGTCATTATGCCAGCCT